CCTGCCATAAGACCAAGTACAGGAGATATACCAATAGTTGCATTTTTATATAGTGCTACCATATAAAATAAAATGCAAACTAAAAGTAATGATACTCCAATTATTATCATATTTCAATTTGTTTGGGTTGTTTATCTTTAAGTATATCTAAGCCTTCAAATAAAAAGCCTACATTGTCAATAGCCATTCTAAACTTTAATGGTTTGTCATAGCTTGTTGGTCTACCATTTAGCTCAATTTCTTTTATTTTTAACACATGAAGCTGAGTAAACATCCATTCCTGAGGGTGTGCTATATATCTGTGTATAGAAAGAATATCATCAGACCTTGATACCCACTTAGAGCCACCTTCAATGTTTGCTCCATTTAGGGGAGTTGCTAAACCTTCATAGTCATGACCTTTTGGATGTACCTGTCTTATAGATTGTGTGTTTGCATGGACATTTAAATATACAGATACCTTTTGTTTTTTTGCAAACATCCTAAACTCAGAAGCTACCTCATAGTCATACTCATGAGTACCTACTGCCTTTACAAGTGTGTGCTCTTTTTTTAAAGAGTTGTAAGGGTCAATTAATATACAATTATAATCCCAAGCCTCTTTAACTGCTTTGGCTTCATTAAGTAAGTCTTTGTAATTATAAAGTCTTGAGTTGTCTATTAGTTTAAAGTGTGCCTCTGCCCAGGAGATTGCATTACTTATTTTCATCTCTGAGGCTTTGTCTACTGTCTGACCCATTTTAAATTCTATTATCTTTCTCATAATACTTTCAGGAGTATTCTCAGAAGAAAATAATAGAAATCTAAGATTGTGTTTTATTGCCCAAACTACAAACAGGTATATAATAAAAGTAGTCTTGCCTGTATTGGCATGACCTATAGTTAGGACAAAGTTATTCTGTAAGTATCTGTAATGATTGTCTATTCCCTCTATGCCTATTGGTAAACCTTTTTTAATTCTACCATACTTGTAGTCTAATATCTTATCAAGTATTTCTTTTCCTTGTACAATCATAAAAAAAGGGGGAATAATCCCCCTGTTAGTTAAAATGGTAAGTCTCCTGTTTCTACAGGTTGTCTACTTGGATTTTGTTGTAAGTTAGAAACCTCTCCAAGCATTTCTGATATTTTCCACCCTTGTAGGTTTGTGTAATACTTTCCTTTGTATTCATTGCCTCTTACATTAAAAGAAACACTTACATTATCTCCATCATTAAACTTTGACAATTCTTTTACCTTGTCATTGATAAAGTCTAATTGTACTGTTTGAGGATATTTGTCATTTGTAGTTAATAACATACTCCTTTTTGTCAAGTTTTTAATTTGTTCTTCTTGACCAATCTTTTGAATTTTACCTTCTAATTTTAATTCCATAATTACTGTGTTACATGATGTTCTAATTTTGTAGCTACTTTTGTTAAGTCTTTAATTTCTACCTTGTTAGCTACTACAAGGTCTACTGCCATTTTCAGCGTAGATTGTCTAATAATGTCCTGTTGTGTTAATGTTCTGACCATAATGAAGTTGTTGTTTTAATAATCTGTTTTCTGTTTTAAGCTCTAAGTTCTCCCCTTCAAGCTCAATTAATCTTTGGTATAAATTTTCCATAACTCAAATATAGGAAAAAATGTTAATAAAAAAAAGGAGGGTTTTTACACCCTCCCTAACCAAACAATTAAAACAAACTAAATCAAACAATGATTTTTTTATAATATTCTATAAGTTCTTGTAGCTCAAAGATACTG